CTCCCAATGGGAATAACCATTGTTGGCAAGAGTCCGGATATCTGATTTGGTCATAGTGTCAGTCCCTACAGTGGCACAGCAACAGTGCTGCAGCCCCTGATTGTCAACTAATGCAACAGTGTGTCTAATTGATTGTTGCTAAAGAAAAGTCAGCCCTGATTGATTTTTCCTATTTGTTCCCCTATGATAGAAAACATGACAAAACCCAAACCCATGCCCCGCTCCCGTGTGCGCGAAGCGCTGCAGTCCGTCCCCCTCGAGACAGTACTAGGTAACGCCCATAAGGCACTAACACCTAAACAAAGGAAATTTGCTATGGAAGTAGCGAAGGGCAATACAAAGGCAGACGCCTATAGATCAGCCTATAACGTCACAAGCCCGCACAGTATGGCAAAGGATCCCTACACCATAGCAAAGGATCCTAGAGTGCGCCAAGAGATAGAAGCGATAGAGTTGGCTATAGCGGCACAGGAATATCAAACCCCTGCAGCCCTCAGGCAATTGGTGATTCATTCCCTTGTGAAAGTAATAACAGACCCCGATGCTAAGCCGGGTCAAATAACTGCAGCCGCCAAGGTATTGGGCACAGTCACGGAAGTGGCAGCATTCACTGAGCGTAAAGAAGTGCGGACGATATCCTCGAGCGAGTCGGCCCGTAATGAGATATTGCAACAGTTAAAGGATTTAGTGCGGTCAGACGCTACCGATATCGAGTCGGTTGAGGTCAGTGCCGACAGTCTATTGGCAGAGTTGACCGCAGCGCGAACCCCAGAGTCTGACAGAGCCGCGGCCGATTCCAGCCCCGCCGATACCCACCCATCCCCCACCCCCCAAACCGCGCAACCGGAGTCCCGCTCCACTCAGCATACTATCCCACTCGAACGATCCCTATCTGAGTCCGATTCCCCTCAATCTATGGAAGACCCCCCCTTGTCTTTTGGAGAAAAAGAGGGTGGGGGGGTATAAAAATTTTCGCTTCCTCTCCGCTAAGGATGTTGTCGCAAGTTACAACATGCGTGGGCTGATAGGGGTTTTGGGATACGGATGTTGTAACTTACTACAACATGAGGGCGAATATGGCTGTGAATAAGGTGTTGATAAATAAGGAGATGAGGAGTGGGAGGAGTTATGAGTGGTGTATGGGGGTTGGTATGACGCCGATGCAGCGGGAGGTATTTTTGGTGATTGATGAGTGGTGGAAGGAGTACGGGTACGGGCCGAGTTTTCGGGATATCTGTGAGGTGAGGGGTAAGATGGGGTTGGGGAGTACGAAGAAGATTATTGACCGGTTGGTGAAGTTAGGGGTTGTGAAGAGGGTTGAGCGGATGGGTAGGACTGTGCGGCCGGTGTATGTGAACTTTAGGAATTTGCAGTGAAGATCTTGGAGTTGATTGATAAGTTAGGAACGGCTGAGAGGGAGAAGCTGTTTGGTCAGGTGCAGGAATACAAGAATGCGCTTGAGAGGGAGAAGTGCCAGACATCGTTTATGGCGTATGTGCGGAAGATGTGGCCGGGGTTTATACATGGGAGACATCATGCGGTGATGGCCAAGAAGTTTGAGGAGATCGCGCAGGGGAAGTTGAAGAGGCTGATTATTAATATGCCGCCGCGGCACACGAAGAGTGAGTTTGCTTCTTATCTTTTGCCTAGTTGGTTTTTGGGTAGGTTCCCTGATAAGAAGGTGATCCAGACTTCTAATACGTCGGATCTGGCTGTGGGGTTTGGTAGGAAGGTAAGGAACTTAGTTGGATCGCAGGCGTATGCGGAGGTGTTCCCTGAGGTTTCTTTGAGACAGGATAGTAAGAGTGCTGGCAGGTGGGCTACTAATAAGAACGGCGATTACTTTGCTATTGGTGTTGGGGGTACGGTTACGGGTAAGGGTGCGGATCTGTTGATCGTGGACGATCCGCATTCGGAGCAGGAGGCGGCGTCGGCTGTCGGAAATCCGTCAATTTATGACTCGGTGTATGAGTGGTATACGTCGGGTCCGAGGCAGCGTCTGCAGCCGGACGGGGCTATTGTTATTGTTATGACGCGGTGGGCGGATCGGGATCTGACGGGTCAGGTTTTGAAGGACGCCATGAAGCGGGGTAAGGAGGATGAGTGGGAGGTGATTGAGTTTCCTGCCATCATGCCTAGTGGCAATCCTCTGTGGCCGGAATTTTGGCGGTTGGATTTGTTAGAGGCTCTTAGGGAAGAGTTGCCGCCGAGTAAGTGGAATGCACAGTATCAGCAGTCTCCTACGGGTGAGGAGGGTGCGATTGTTAAACGCGAGTGGTGGAAGTTGTGGGATAGGGATGATCCGCCGCCGTGTGACTACATTATTCAGTCTTGGGATACGGCGTTTACTAAGAGTGAGCGGGCTGACTACAACGCATGTACGACTTGGGGGGTGTTCTGCTTGAACGAGGATCCCGAGAATGTAAATATTATTTTGCTTGATGCGTTTAAGAAGCGGATGGAGTTTCCGGAACTCAAAGACAAGACTTTGGAGTACTATCACCAGTGGGAGCCGGATTCGTTGATCGTTGAGGCTAAGGCCGCGGGTGCTCCGTTGATATATGAATTGCGCAAGATGGGCATTCCGGTGCAGGACTACACGCCTACTCGGGGGACGAAGTATCAGAAGAACGACAAGATTGCTCGTTTAAATTCTGTGTCTGACATGTTCAGGAGTGGGAAAATATGGGCACCGGATACTCGGTTTGCTCAGGAGTTGATGGACGAGATGGCGGCGTTTCCTAATGCAGAGCACGACGACCTTGTGGACTCGAGCACACAGGCGCTGTTAAGATTTAGACAGGGCGGATTTCTTAGACTTGATTCCGATGAGCGGGATGAGGTTAAATTTTTCCGCAGGCAGAAAGCTTATTATTAAGGACCAATATGGCTACAAACATGTTTCCATCTCTCAATCCTGCTCCTTTGGGGCTAGAGGATATTGTTGTAGATGACACCCCGGCCATTGAGATTGAAATTGAAAATCCCGATGACGTAAAGGTTGGGATTGACGGCATTGAGATTGATTTGATGCCCGGTGAGGAAACAGATGATGTTCCGTTTGACGCCAATTTGGCTGAACATATAAGTGATTCTGAGTTGTCTGTAATTGCTTCCGACATTGTTGGGATGGTTGAGGCGGATATTAATAGCCGCAAAGACTGGGTAGAGATGTATGTCAAGGGATTGGAAGTCCTTGGCATGAAGTATGAAGAGCGCACTGAGCCTTGGGATGGGGCGTGTGGTGTGTTTTCTCCTTTGTTGACCGAAGCCGCGGTAAGGTTTCAGAGCGAAACTATTATTGAGACTTTCCCTGCTCAAGGCCCGGTAAAGACGGAAATCATTGGTGCTATTGATAAGCTTAAAGAAGAAGCAGCCAATCGGGTTCGCACTGATATGAATTACCGGCTGACTGAAGAGATGCCGGAGTACCGCTCTGAACATGAGCGTATGTTGTTTAACCTTGGACTTGCTGGCGCAGCATTTAAAAAGGTATACAAAGATCCCGCGCTAAATAGGCAGACGGCAGTTTTCATTGGTGCTGAAGATATTATTATTCCTTATGGCGCGAGTAACGCGAGGACGGCTGAGCGTTTGACGCACATTATGCGGAAAACAAAAAATGATCTGCGTAAACTCCAAGTAGCGGGGTTTTATTTGGATGTAGATCTGGGCGATCCGGTGAGTGTTCACACGGACATTGAGAAAAAGAAAGCCGAGGAGCAAGGCTATTCTTTGACTCAAGACGACAGGTATCAAGTCTTTGAGACGCAGATTGACTATGACTTGCCGGGGTTTGAGGATGAAGATGGCATTGCTTTGCCGTACATCATCACGATTGACCGCGGCACAACCAAAGTCTTGTCTATTTATCGCAACTACCGTCAAGACGATCCACAGCGTCTGAAGCGGCAACACATCGTTCAATATGACTACATCCCCGGATTTGGCGCATACGGATTTGGTTATATCCATCTCATCGGCGGTTACGCCCGAGCAGGCACTTCGATCATCCGCCAGCTTGTTGACGCAGGGACTCTCAATAACCTACCGGGTGGACTCAAGTCTCGAGGATTGCGAATCAAGGGAGACGACACTCCCATTGCACCCGGAGAGTTTAGGGACGTAGATGTTCCAAGCGGAGCAGTAAAAGACAACATCATGCTGCTGCCGTACACGGAGCCTAGCCAAGTTTTGGCTGCGCTGCTTGAGAGGATTACGGACGAGGCACGAAGGCTTGGTTCCATCGCCGATATGAAGATATCGGATATGAGCGCCAATTCGCCAGTTGGCACAACTTTGGCTTTGTTGGAGCGGCAGCTTAAAACAATGAGCGCCGTACAAGCCAGAGTGCATGCGGCCATGAAGCAGGAATTCAAACTGCTCAAGGAGATTATTCGGGAAGACATGCCGTCTAAGTACGACTATGTACCCGAGGGCGCAGATCCATTTGCCAAGAAGGAAGACTACGACATTGTCGAAGTTATTCCAGTGTCTGATCCTAATAGTGCCACGATGGCGCAGCGGATTATGCAGTATCAGGCCGTCATGCAGATGGCCCAGCAGGCACCGCAGATCTATGACTTGCCTGAGCTACATCGACAGATGATTGAAGTGTTGGGAGTGAAGAACGCCAACAAGCTCGTGCCGATTGATGATGATATGAAGCCGCGGGATCCTGTGTCGGAGAACATGGCCTTTCTCAGTGGCAAGCCCACAAAGGCGTTTATCTATCAGGATCACGATGCACATATCGCTGTGCATACATCGATGATGCAAGATCCTTTGCTCATGGCGCAGATTGGCCAGAACCCGCAAGCACAGAAGATGATGGCCGAGATTCAAGCGCATATTGCTGAGCACTTGGCTTATGCTTATCGCAAGAAGATTGAAGAGGCTCTTGGTGTGCCGCTACCTAAGCCCAACGAAGAATTGCCCGAGGATGTGGAAGTTGAGTTGTCGCGGCTGGTGGCACAAGCTGCAGCGCAGGTGTTGGCTAAAGACAAAGCACAGGCTCAGCAGCAGCAAGCACAGCAGGCAGCGCAAGATCCTATGGTCCAGTTGCAACAAGCAGAACTGCAGATCCGTTCGCAAGAGGCACAGACCAAGGCTATGAAGGTGCAGGGTGATCTGGCCGCTAAGCAGGCTGAGATTCAACTCAAGGCACAAGAAGTAGCGGCTAGGCAGGGGGGCAATCCTGAACTAGAGGCTCAGAAGGCCATGATGCAGATGAAGATTTCCGAGGAAGAACATGCACTGAAGATGCGCCAGTCTCAGCAAGAGCATGATCTAAAAATGCAGCAGGATATGCAAATGGCTGCAATCAAGGCTCGCCAAGCTTTGATGAAATCAATGACTAACTCGGCTGCGAAACCGCCGAATAAAAAAGGAGATAAATGAACCCACAGTTTCTGGACATCCTCAATAAAAAAATTGAGGATCAAAAAGCCAGTCATGTCGAAGCTTTGGCAGGAGGCGTAGTTAAAGACTATGCCGAATACCGAGAGTTGTGCGGAGTAATCCGAGGTCTGCAGACCGCACAGCGTGAACTTGCTGACCTCGTGCGTAGAGTTAAAGAAAGCGACAACGATGACTGATATTCTTATTGGACAAACCTTGGACCCGCAAGGGCCGGTTTCTGTTTTGCCAAGTGAGCCAGAACAAAAGGCAAAACAAGTTCCAGAACCTTCTACTTTTCACCTTCTGTGCGTACTACCAGATATTGAAGAAGAGTATGGTGATAGCGGATTGGTCAAAGCCAACCAAACAATTCATTTTGAGGAGGTTCTATCTCCCGTTTTGTTTGTTGTAAAGATGGGACCAGACGCATACAAGGATGAAAAGCGTTTTCCTAGTGGGCCTAGCTGCAAAGTTGGGGATTTTGTATTGGTTCGGCCCAACACTGGTACTCGAATCAAGATCCACGGCAAGGAATTCCGGATCATTAATGATGATTCTGTGGAAGGTGTCGTAGAAGATCCTCGCGGTATTACCCGTATGTAATGGAGG